TACTTATATTGATTGCGGTGCTCAGTGCTACCGCTATTTGGTTCATGGTTGTATTTTGTTATGCGCTAATCATATTTGGGGGTTGGGATGAATAAAGAAAGATTTGAAGAGTTTTCTAATTATTTAAAGAATCTGCAAGAGCCACTAAACATGACTCATGCGGATTTGGAAAAGCTACTAATCCGCCAGCGCGAAATAGTTATGCAGCAATTTGAGACTTCCTATAACAAGCTATCTATGTTGCACAGTGAGGCAATGGAGGAGCTCAGAAGACGTAACGATAAGTTTTTAATTAGAGATTCCAGGCACTATAACTGGCTATGCAGCAAGTGGACAAAGGGTGAGTATTTAGACATCTTAGAGGGTTTCACAGATAAGAATGAATTGGATGAATATATTGATAACAGAATGTTTGACGAAATGGTTGAGGGGGATAAGGATGAGTAGAGAGGCTGGTAAAGGATCAAAACAAAGGCCGACAAATCATGAGCAGTATTCAAGTAACTGGGACAGAATCTTTAAGAATAAAGGCGAGGAACAGAAAGATGATAGAGAAGATAAAGACGTATCTGGGAAGGACGACAAACGTGAGGGGGGAGGTAGTCCACACGATTAAGCCAGCCTACAGATGTACGGCTTGCGGTAAGATATTTTTAAATCAAAAAGAAGGCGATGAGCATGGAAAAGAATGTAAAGAAAACAATGACTAATATTGAACCAGCGCGTAAGAAGTTTGAGGAATATATCCAGATGCGCGGATTGGATTTTGAGTGGGATGGAGCTAGGTATACATCAAAGAATATCCAGGTTAAATGGATGTACTTTTACCTAGGTTGGAACTTTTCTAAGGAATAATAATAATGATTAAAGACGTACTAATTTCAGCTATCCGCATGGATGGCAACACACAATCTCGCGCATTGGATCAGGAGACAGTCACCCAGTATGCCGAGGCAATGGCAGATGGAACGATATTCCCTCCTATTATTGTCTACCATGACGGCACAGACGTATGGCCGGCAGATGGATTCCACCGTATCCATGCTTCACTGAGAAACGGCGAAGAGTACATCAGCGCAGAGGTTCTAACAGGCACACAGCGGGATGCAGAGCTCAAGGGAATGAATGCCAACAATGCTCATGGTAAGCCACCTACCCGCGCCGAGCGGTGTAAGAACGCCCAGAAGATGGTAGAGGACTTTGAATGGTCAGACTGGAAAGATACAGAGATAGCTAGGCATTGCGGGGTATCTCAACCCTATGTCAGCAAGATAAGAAACAAAGCCGGAACAGCGCCCAAGACCTTAACAGTCAAGACCAAAGACGGGTATGAATATGAGCGGACTAGGTCTACCAAAGAAGCCAAAGCAGAGAAACCCAAGACAGAGAAAAAGGAAGAGCCAAAGGTAGAGGCTCACAACAAAGATCAAGAGACGATAGATTACTTGATGGAGCAGAACGAGAAGCTATCCGACCAACTGGCAACGGTTTCCGCACCAGATCCAAAGATTGCAGAGGAGACTATCCAAGAGCTCAGAGAAGAGATCAAACAGTTAAAGATAGAACTCAAGGCGGTGACAAAGAGCAGGGATACATTCCAGGCAGAGAATGCCCAGCTCAAGAAAACCGTAGCAGGATATCAGCGCCAACTTAAAAAGGTTGAGAAATGAACAAACTAAGAGAAGCGGCTCAGAGAATGGTGGATGCCTTTGCCCCTCATGCAGATATGTGCAGACCTTGCACTATTGAATGGCAGAATTTGAGAGAAGCACTAAAGCAAGAGAAAGAATACGAAGTAGTGGATGGTGTTGGTCAAGGCGTAGAGATTCCTAGGGGATGGAAATATTATTACATTAAACCAAAGATTCCATTACAAACTAAAGAATGGGCAGGTCTGACGGATGAGGAATATTTTCAATTGCAAATGAAGATCAAAACGCCCATGATTTCGGTGCAAGACTACATAGATGCAATGCGGATGGTTGAAGATAAATTAAAGGAAAAAAATCATGAATGATTTAATTGAACGCTTACGGCTGGGTGATGGTACAAGCCCTGACCACTTGCTGTTACTTGAAGCGGCAGATGCGCTGGAAAAGTCTGTGGCGTGGTACGTTGATTTTGGCAATGAACATGAACCGACTAGATGGAAACAATGTCCATCATGCGGTGGTGACTGCGGTTACACCAAGAATAAAGGCTGTCAGTACGGCAAAAAAAACTTTGCCACAAAAGGAGACAGAGAAATGACAACAGAAATGAAAAAAGTGTGGTTTGTAGACGGACAAATTATTGAGCAGGAAATACCTGAACAAGACATCTACAAACGCCATTGGAGCATTGATTCTTGCCAAGAATACGTTAAGCAACTCAGGGACAAGACCCGAGCAAATACAGCAGAACATGCCGCAGAAGCCATTGAGTTTTTATTAACTGAGTGCGATGCTTTGCATAAAGAAATTGATGGTAATCACGCAATGCTAGAACGCCAAACAGCCCGCATCGTTGACTTGCAGACACACATTAAAAACTTTGATGGAGAAGGATTTAGCAAGGGATACCATCAAGCTAAATCAGAATGGGTAGAGTTAACTGAGTACGACATCAAAGGTGTTTTGGGGTTAAGTGAATCTTGGGTGGGTGAAGATTGTAGTATTCCAGACATGATTGGATTTGCTAAGGCAATAGACGCTAAATTGAAGGAACGCAACACATGAATAACAAAGATTTTGAACCAATAAGAATCAGAATAATGCAAGAAGCCTATGAACTCGCTGACCGTGGCGATGCCGAAGGTTACAACTCAGTAAAAGTTATGTGCAACGATGTTCAGAATTTATTGAGGAGAGAATGGGTAGGGTTGACAGATGAGGATATCTTTGGAATTTTTGGTACATACAGAGGAGATCCTGACTATAACCACGATCAGCTATTGCTTGATGCAAGGCGTATAGAAGCTAAATTAAAGGATAAGAATCATGTGGTTTCTGGGGCATAAAGATGGCAAACCTTGGTGGAATAAGCAGGATGCGGACGGCAAATGGATTCCAGTGACCGAAGAGGAAGCTAGCATTGCTAAAAAATACTGGCAAGACAGAATGGACGAAAAGGCGGCAAAAGTTTTAGAAGATTTCTTTAAGGAAAACGAATGAACACAAGACGAACACCAACAACACAACTCAGATGGATAGATAAACAAGTTTATCAGTATGATTCAAATGATGGCAAAACCATTACCGTGCTTGAGCAGTGGCATCAAAACGAAGTGTTAACCGAGACGCATGGTTGGCAGCCAGTTAATGGCGGGGAGTGGAAGGAAATAAAGAAGGAAAACAACAGTGTCTAGCCTAAAGTTAAGAAGCTATCAAGAGCTTGGGTTGCAGAAGCTCCGAGAAGGTTTTGCCAAAGGATACCGAAGCCAAATACTTTATCTTGGGACGGGAGGTGGGAAAACCGAGATGGCTATTGCCCTCTTAGAAGCCACCAGATCCAAGGGAAACAAGTCAGCCATGATCCTAGATAGGATTGTGCTTTGCGACCAGACCAGCCAAAGGTTGGATAGGTACAAGATTGATCACGGGGTGTTACAGTCAGGTCACTGGCGGTACAGACCCTATGAGCATATCCAGGTATGTTCAGCTCAAACGTTAGAAAAGAGGGGGGAGATACCCGAGCTCCAACTGTTAATTGTTGATGAGGCGCATCAGACGCGGGATCAGACAGTAGAGTTTATTAAGAACAATCCAGACGTAAGAGTAATAGGTTTAACTGCTACACCATTCACTAAGGGACTAGGAAAGATTTACCAAAACGTTGTATCCACAATAACAACAAAAGAACTCGTGGATCAGGGTGTGCTCGTGCCTTTGAGGGTATTCGTAGCCAAAGAGATAGACATGGAGGGGGTTAAGAAGGTAGCCGGGGAATGGTCACAAAAGGAATCGTCTACAAGAGGAATGCAGATTACCGGGGATATTGTCACCGAGTGGATTAAGAAGACACATGAGATATTCGGTAGACCGAGGAAGACTATTGTGTTTTGCTCGGGGGTGGCGCACGGGATAGATCTAAGCCAGAAGTTTGCAGAGCAGGGCTATAACTTTATCTCCATCAGCTACAGGGATGATAATGAGTTTAAGAAGGAAGTCATTGCGGAGTTCAGCAAGCCTGACACAGAGATACATGGGCTCATAGCTACAGATATCTTAACCAAGGGATTTGACACACCAGACGTAATGATCGGGGTATCAGCTCGTCCATTCTCCAAGTCACTATCCAGCCACATTCAGCAAATGGGGCGCGTGATGAGGTCAAACCAGGATGATCCTGAATCTAAGCCTTACGCGGTTTGGTTAGACCATAGCGGTAACTACTTAAGATTTCGTGAGGACTGGGAAGACGTATACGAAAACGGTGTCAGCCAGTTGGACGATAGCAAGGAGAAGCCTAAGAAAGAGCCAACAGAGATGGAAAAGAAAGAGGCTAAATGTCCTAAGTGCTCGGCATATATGCCTGGGTATATGGATGTATGTAGCCATTGCGGGCATGTCAGAGAGCGTAAAAACAAGGTGGAATCCGTACCCGGCGAGATGTCAGAACTAGCAACTATGTCTAGGGAGAATAAGCAGGACTGGTGGTCGCAGTTGCAGTGGTATACGCATCATTCCGGGTGGTCGCAGGGCAGGGCAGCTCACACCTACAAAGACAAGTTTGGGGTATGGCCTAAGAATTTATCCGATACACCCAAGCAACCCAGCCTGGAAGTGGAGAAGTTTATTGACTCCAGAATCAAGGCATACATAAGAAAGATGAAGAGGGCAAGATGATTCCAGTAATAGTTAAAAACAAAAAGGGAAAGATTAAGTTAAGGATCGTAATTTTCAAGGAAGAGCTAGATTTTGCGGCGTATTTTGGCTATACCAATAATGATTACATCAGGGGTAGGGTTGGTCATGCTTTGATCCAGCAAAAGCTATTAAAGAAGGCGAAGAAAAAATGAAGACACCTGAAGACGAAGAGTTTGAGCGCATAGAGCGTGAGATAAAGATGCAGAACAAATCTATTTCAGAGCCGAGATGGAAGGGCTGGGTAGGGTTGAATGGCGCTGACTGGAACGACTTCAATCCATTATTAGCAAACGACCCCCACCGGGTTGCAGAGTGGGTTGAGAAAATATTGAGGGAGCGCAATACATGAGATATCTAAGCGTATGCGCGGGTATTGAGGCCGCCACAGTAGCATGGCATCACATGGGCTGGGAGGCAGTCGGTTTCAGTGAGATTGAAAAGTTCCCAAGCGAAGTATTAAAACATCATTACCCAAACGTCCCTAATCTTGGGGATATGACTAAATATAAGGAGTGGGATCTTGGAACAGTTAACCTTCTGGTCGGTGGAACACCTTGCCAATCTTTTTCCGTTGCCGGGCTCAGAAAAGGACTTGAAGATCCAAGGGGAAACCTTATGCTCGTCTATTGCGGAATTCTTGATAAGTTTAGACCCAAGTGGTTCGTATGGGAAAACGTGCCGGGTGTCCTCAGTTCAAATGGAGGACGGGATTTTGGTTCCTTCCTCGGGGCGGTGGCAGAACTCGGGTATGGGTGGAGCTATCGAGTCCTTGACGCTCAGTACTTCGGAGTGGCCCAACGACGCCGTCGTGTGTTTGTTGTCGGATGTCTTGGAGACTGGGAGTCTGCCGCAAAGGTTCTTTTTGAGCCAGAAAGCTTGCGCGGGAATCCTCCGCCGAGCAGAGAGCAGAGGAAAGAAATTGCCAGAAGCTCTACAGATAGCGTTGGAGCGTTGTGCGCTAGAGACTTCAAAGGAGTAGGTAATCAATATGTATCTGAAGGAAAGTGCATAGTAGAGCCTCGTGATCCACAAGTTGCAGGAACTATTACGGCACGTTTTGGAGCGAGTCGCAACAACCATGAAGAGTGCGTAGTGTATGAGAACCACCCAAGTGACTCCAGGGTCAAGCTAATGGGTGATGTATGCCAAACTGTAACGTCTAGTTGGGGTACTGGCGGAGGTAATACTCCATTCGTTCAGGCGATAGCATTGGCAGAGAATACTATTGGTAGGCAACCGCAGAATGGCGGTAATGGGGATGGATTTACAGAGGGTGGTCCGATGTATACCCTTAATGCTACGGGTGTGCATGGAGTTGCACAACCAATACCTTTAAATACCATGAATTTGTTAGGTAGAGATAAAGAAGATAATCGCAGAGGTTTTGGAATAGGAAATCCAGGTGATCCATGTCCAACTCTAACAAAAGCACATAGTCATGGAGTTGCTGCTTTTGACACCTACAACCATTCGTTATCGGATGTCAATCAAACTATTAAAAGCCCACAAGGCGGAGTAAATGAATCAATTGGAACTGTTATTGCTCCAACGCTAACTACAAATGACCCTTCAAGGTCACCGCAATCCTCAGAAGTTACTCAGCAAGTTAATGCGGTTTATCAGGCGTCTATGGCAGTTAGAAGATTAACGCCAGTTGAATGCGAGAGACTGCAAGGATTCCCTGATAATTACACCGACATCAAGCCAAAAGGGAAAGACACGCCCGATGGTCCAAGATATAAAGCACTTGGTAATTCAATGGCTGTTCCAGTAATGAGATGGATTGGAGAGAGAATCAATGGATCTGCTTAGTTTTTGTAAGGCGCACGGGATACTCGTGAATCAGATGCCACCAATAGGCGTATGGAAAAGATACCCAACAGAGGATCATCCAAACAAGCGTAATGGTGCGGTTAAGTTTATGGGTGATATGGCATTTGTCCAGAATCATGCGACAGATACAGAAGTATCAATTTGGAACTCTGACTCAAGCATCAAGACTGACCCAGCTAAACTCAGAGCTCAGTTGCACAAGGTAGATCAGGATCGAATTAGATTAAACCAGGAGGCAAAGGCTAAGGTTGACTCAATCATATCCAAGTGCCAGCTCGGTACTCATCCATACTTAAAGGCTAAAGGGTTTGAGGATGAGGAGGGGTTGATCTATGCTTGTGACTCGGAAAAGCTATTGGTTGTGCCAATGCGCGTGGCTGGGTTGATTGTCGGTTGTCAGTTGATTGACGAATCAGGAGATAAGAAATTCTTGTACGGTCAACGCACTAGCCTGGCAGAGTTTGTAATTGACAATCAAGGCCCACATATTTTGTGTGAGGGTTATGCGACCGGGTTATCGGTTCGTAAGGTGCTCAAGCACATGAAGAGGAAGTACACAATCCATGTGTGTTTTTCCGCGCACAATGTAAAAAAGATTGCAGAATCTTTGAAGCCTGACCCAATCGTGGTGATTGCTGACAATGACGCGAGCGGTACGGGGGAGAGAATAGCTAAGGAAATCGGTGCTCCGTACTGGATTAGCCCCGTAGTAGGAGAAGATTTTAATGACGCGCACAAGCGCCAGGGACTGCTTAAATCAGGTCTAAGCCTGACCCAATTATTGAATATGAGCTAAGTAGTGGAGGGTTTGGACTGTTATATTTCCGCCACTAATGGACTCGGCTAATAGTAATTGCCTGAGGATATCGTGCCCTATTTCCTCCACAGCCTGACCCGTGCCAGTATATTCAGAACGAACAAGGACTTTCCCGTCCTCGTCCTCTATTAGATCAATCGTGAATAATGCTTTAATCATTTAGGTAGATTTCTAGTACATTATCAATGGCCTCAATAAACCCTTTGATGTATGCTTTTAATAGTGACTCTGACTCGGTAGTGTAAATCGGTTTTAGTTCGTCAGTATTTCCTAGGGATACCGAAAACCTAAGGCCGCCCACTTCGCGCCGTGTTGGGTCTACATAATCACTAAATATTTTTAAATAATGATTGTCGTTGATTTTGTACTCCAGGGTTGGGCATATATCATCGGGCCAGGATGAATCTTTGAATCCATCTATCTGGGGAAGTAGTCCGTCATAGTCGGGGAAATATTTTAAATAATTCATAGTAGTAGTTCCTTTAAGCCTGACTCAGGCGTGAAAAATGGGTTATCAGATCCAGTTAGCGTGTTTTTTAAATGTTCTTTTATATTCCGCGTAATTCTTAAAAGATTTTTTAAAAGTGCAAACCCTTAAAAATTCATCCGCCATAAAATAACCCTGTCCCAGTTCCTGACCCGATTTTGCCAGTTGGTCGTAGGTCTCCCCTTCGTATGCGTGACTTAAAACAATTTTTACTTTGTCCCATACTTCCTGCAAGTCTTCCCCGTCAACGCGACCATATCCATCATAAGAACCGCGCACAATTTTGTCAGGGGTGAGCGCAACTACTTGGTGAAATAGCGGCCATCCTCGATCTTTTGCAACTATTGGCATGTTAGTTTTAGCGCATGTTTTAGAAAAATATCCCATTTGTAATTCCTTTTTGTTGATTGTGAAAATTAGAGGCGTCCGACAATGCGGTCATCGGTGTCCAAAATGTAAATAATCCAGGCGGCGTTATAGCCCCAAATAACTTGGTCAACTATGAATTTTTTATCTGGCTGGGTTTCCTGAGCTCGGCGAGCGGTACGGTGTGCGTGTAATTCGTCATGGAATAATGTTTTCATTTGTTAGCCTTCAATTCAAAATTATAAAAATAAGTCTTCGCTAGTTTCCCGATCAATTACATAATCAAACCCTTGCGAGTTTGTATAAGTTGGGCTACTCATTTCTGATGCTTTTTCAATAGCATCATCAAAGTTATCGGCTTCAATAATATAAACTTCTGTTACTGTTGCATGTACTTCATAAGTTTTCATTTTTTTCCCTTGTGTTATTTTTCCAAAACCAAATCAACAAATTCATCCTCATCAAAAGTAACTAATTGACCGGATTGGTGATGAGAATTTGGTAACCATTCCGCACAGTTTTGACATACTTTTAAAAAATATTCTCCACTGTTTAAGTCGTAAAATTTTTGATCTGCTTTTAATTCTTTAAATTGCATTTTTAAACCTTTGTTATAGTTCCGCGTTTTACCCGGGCGAATACTCGGGCACTTTGATATTTTGAGAATGTGCGGGTTTCCATAGAATCGCCGAATAGCCCGCCGCCTGTGTCTTTGTAGGTTACTGTGTACATGGTTTAAGCCTTTTTAATTGTGAAACTTTCCGGGTTCAAGGTCTTATTTATAAAATAACCCTTTGAGCAATACTCCGGGGCGGTGTGTTTAATCCAATGCTCGGCGCGTGCCAGGGTGTCACAAATACAATGTACGGCGAGCGGGTTATTCTTTTCAATTACTTTATACATTGGTAGACCTTAATTAAAGTATGCGCGAGCGATAGCGCGGGGAAGTTCACGGCGGGCGGTGTTGCGAATACTGTCCGCGGTCTTTGAATCTTCGCGCCAATAGTTCCATAAAGCTCGAGCACAAACGGCGGCTACTGCTTTGCGGTACTCGGTAGGGAAGTATTGACCTACGCAATAATTGATTTTCACAATCCCGTCATTTGTGGCGGTAATGGTTAACCGCCCGGAAAATGCCTCCTTTGATGCCTCAATTATTTCCTCGGCGGTAATGCCTGAAAGTTCCAGGCGGCGAAGTAGTGCGCGGGCATGGTTCAAGTCTTTAGTTATGCTCCTGGATTCCCTGCGGTAAGTTGCCAGCCCTTCTGAGTCGCGGTAGTCCCTTATGTAATTGCGTGGCTCTAGTCCTGGGCGTTTGTTGGCGAAGTTATAAAGTGCGTTGATAATTTGGTTTTTCATGGTTTAGTATTCCTCGTTTTTAATGATGTAATTGTGTGAGTTCCAGATTACTACTGGATTGTTTGGGTCTTCTAATAACGTGACTCTGATATCCTCTCCGCCGTCCGGTATCATTGCGCCGGGGGTTTCACCGTCAAGCTCTACGCCGTGCGAATTGCCAAATCGTTCGGCGTAATAGTCACAATCTAGCGGGTCGGTATCGTCAAGGACGTATTGAGCGAGAATATCGCCGTGTTTATCTTGAATTAAACAGTACATTTTTAAGCCCTTTCTATGTCAACAATTAGCCGATCGGATAATTTACCAATGTAAAGCGTTCCAATATTTGAGAAAATAGCGCTATATACTCGCCGCCATTTCCCATTTAATAAGATTTTGTATTGGGTCGGTATCTTAGAGCCATAACCCGAGCGGGTAGCTTGCAGTCCCAGTAGTTGCCAGGCTAGGGGCTCGGATTTAACCGGGGCTGAGACAGTTGTAAAACAATCCTTTGCTCCGTCAGGTCTTAAGTTATAGGTGCGAATGTATGCTTTCATTTTTAACCCCTGGCAACAAAATAGAAAATTACCGGGCAAAGGAAAATTGCAAGCATTCCTAATGCGGTTGCGGTGTTGCTAAGGAGCTCGGAGCGGTAGGCTCTTTTCTCGTAGGCCGTGCGGAGCTCTGAGGGCTCGAACCCGTAAAAATAGGCGGTGTATTTGATTGAGTCCAAATAAGTATCGCCGTGCTCTAATCGGTCGTTGATATCTTTAAAAGCTTTTTTTGGTATATACATTTGATTATTTCCTTTTAAGTTGATCTATACCGCCCGGGAGCGGTTTCGGCTAATTAAGCCTCGTCAGTAGACCTTAGAAATATCCCAAAGGGTGTCCGGTTTCGTCATAAACACGGATTACTAATAACCCTTTAGAGTTGTTTACATCTTCTACTTTGTATGTCCAACCATCTAACTCATCCGCATTGTTTTGATAGCAAATAAATTGAGCTTGTTTAGGTGTGAAGTAGCTTTGAGGGGTTTCGGTTGATAGTGTTATCATTTTGTAATTCCTTATGCGGTTTGTGGTTGTAGTTCGTCATCCCACTTTGCCAGTACTTGCAAAGTATCGGATTCAATATCAAAAGCCCAATTCGTAGATTTTTCGTCCTCTACGTCATAAACTGCTACCACTTCGTAATAAGTGCCAAAGTCGTGGGCGTTAGCTTTTATTTTTAAATAACCATTTTCGGGCTCGGGATAGTGTTTAAGTATCTGCAAAGCAAAGAGCCGGCATTCTGCGCGAGCACGGTTGGCATAATCCTCTGAGCCTACCTGGGCACAATCCTCATCATGTGGCGTTGAGCCAATATAAAGATAATCCATCATTTTTAAATTCCTTTTAGTTGGTTAAGACCGCCGGAGCGGTTTCGACTATTCAAGTCTCGTCAGTTAACCTTTAAGCCTTTGCTACATGCTCAAGGTCGTGTACTCCGAGCCCTGCAACAAACCCGATAAAGAACATAATCTCATTTTGTTCGCCTACTACTTCGCTATTGCTAGTAAATACTGGTTGAGTTAGAAACTTAACTACGCCGTTTGTTTGGTTGTACTGGTCAACGATAGCGTTGAGTTTTTCTACATTTATTGTGAAACGTGCTTTTAATAACATTTGAATCCCTTTAGTTGTTTGGTTTACTTTGTTTCGCTTAATTACGATACGTTGTAGCTTAGCATACTTTTATTCACTTCGCAACTATTCAACCAATTATTTTCTAATCGGAAACCCGTAGAACGAAAGTACTAATTGATTAACGCCCGCTTGTATTCATAGCGAAGCGTTGCAGTTTCTCTGCATGTTCCCCTATAATCAACGTCTAATACATTAACTCAGACAGTAGGTAAGTATGACTATTAAGAAACTAACTAGAAAGCAGGTAAAGGAAGGTCTAACCCAGATACCAATAGATCAAATACTTCACGTTCCCGGTGAACTAACCACAAAACAGAAAGAATT